ATTGTATTACCCAATTGATAGCTGGGTTGATTATTTCAATATCTTTACCCTTGATGGATTCCAATTAGATGTGACTAAGCATGTTCCTAATGGAACTAACGAACGCCAAAACCAAATTCTAAATGGTACATTAAGTGGAACCAATCTATTTAAGGCATTAACCGATAGGGAGACTATCAATTTCCGTTATGTCGTAGATACATTTGGAAATGGTATTGAAAGTGGATCTAAAGCAATCTATACTCAATTATGTTCTGCTAGAAAGAATGCATTTGCAATCATAAATGCTCCATCTGCTAAAGATTTTAAAGCTAACACTGATCCTTCATTCTTGGATGCGACAGGAGCCTTATCATCTAGATTTATTTCAACAGGTGGTGATCTTTCTAAGAACCCAACTGTTAGATACTCTTTACCTTCATCAACACAAGGCGGAAGCTGGGGTGGATTCTATTATCCTTTCATTACTGTAAGGGATTTAGGAAAGAACATTAACGTTCCACCAGCTGCTTATGTATCAAATAACTTTATTGCAAAGTATGAAAATGCATTACCTTGGTCATTAGTTGCAGGTGTTCGTAGAGGTGTTGTAGGCGGAACTGGGGTTGTAGGATTAGAAATTAATCTTGACCTAAGCGATAGAGAATACTTAGAACCATTTGGATTGAACCCAATCATTTTCCAAAGTGGAACTGGTCCTACTATCTTTGCAAATAAAACTGCTCAACAAACTCCAAAATCTGCATTAAGTTCAATTAACGTTAGAGAGGTTGTTATCTACATCCAAGATGGTATTGAAGCAATCCTTAAAAACTACTTATTTGAATTTAACACTGCTCAAACAAGATTGGAAATTAAAACACTTGCTGATAACTTCTTATCAACAGTTCAAAACGACGACGGTGTTTATGACTTCCGTAACGTAATGGATGAAACTAACAATACGCCAGAGGTTATTGATCAAAATGTTGGTATCCTAGATACTTATATTGAACCAGTAAGAGGAATGGAAATCTTAGTACAAAGAACCACAATCTTAAGAACTGGGGCAATTAGTTCTGGAAACTTCCAATAAGAAAGAAAGAAAAAGAATAAATAAAAAAATAAGTTAAGCTATGCCATTACCACATTACACTCAATCGAGGGCAAGTAATAACAGATATGAGCCAATTCAGCCTAACCTATTCGAGATAACTTTGTTTACCCCGAATGGAGATGATACTGGTTTGATTCTAGAACATGTTAAATCTGTTGGAGGTTTAAATGCATTAAACCCATCTGTAGATGCAATTGGTCAAAAATATAAATTTGCTGACCGTTCATATGCAGGTATGCCTGGACAAACCTTCGTAGATCTTACTATTGCATTTACATTGAACTTGAATGATGCAAATGAAAACTACATATACAATACCATGAGAAACTGGTATAAATTAATCTATGATCCTTTGACTGGAGAAATGGGATTAAAGAAAGACTATGTAGGAAGTATGATCATTGTTCAGTATAACCGTGCAGGTGATATCTTCAGAAAGATTACATGTAAAGATATCTTCCCAACAGGTGCTCCTGATTTTATTGATTCACTTGATTATGGAACCGCTGATGCCGCAGAATTAACAATGACTTATCGTTGTGATCACTGGGTTGAAGAAAATGTTGGTGCTCCTAACTAATCTTATGAAACTTAGATAAAACTGGCCTTCGGGCCAGTTTTTTTGTCTTATCTCTAATATATAATATAGAATACATAATCTATAGATCATGATCATATTTAAAGTTGAAAACATATCCAACGGAAAAAACTATATAGGATATGCAATTAATGATAATCCTAATAACTTAGGATCTGGTAAATACATAAAGCGTGCAGTTAAAGACTTTGGTACTACTTCCTTTAAGAGAGAAGTATTAGAAACATTTGATGCAGATGAATCTTTAGGTGTTGTTATGGATCGTGTTGAGTATTGGATTAAGAAATTCAAATCGGATAATCCTAAATTTGGATATAACGAAAGCGTACAAGAAATGATTCCTCAAAAGAAAAAGTTAACTAAAAAGTTACAAGTTCTCTTAACACCTGAGGATGAAGATAACCTAAATACTATTATCATTCAAAAATCAATGGAAACTGGTATTAAGCCTATTCCAATTTCAAGATATGTTAGAAATATCATAGTTGAACATATCGTAGAAGAAACATCACCAGAAAAACAATTAATAAAAACAAAATAACATGAGTAACCACGAAGAGAATATCAAAAAGGAATTTGAAGCCGCAGAAGGTATTCAACCTGAAAATGAAGCTGTAGTTAATGATGGGAAGATAACTTCCTTAGGTAAAGTTGATCCAACCCGAGGAATGGGTATTACTTCACCTGATGATCCAGAGATAAGAAGAATCCAGGAACTAACTGGATATATGAAATTAGATTTAACAAACCTACCATCAGGTGGACGTTTTTATAGAGATGATTTTGAACTTCATATCAGAGCTGCTCGTGTTGGTGAGATTAGGGACTTCTCTACTGTTGATGAAGAAAATATCAGAGATGTAGATGAAAAGTTAAATGCTATTCTTGTTGGTTGTACTAAAATAATGTATGGTTCTCAAAGAGGTTCATATAGAGACATTCTTGAAGAAGATCGTATTTATGTTATCCTATCAATTAGAGAACTTACGTTTAAGAATGGTGAAGCTAAATTAATGATGCCGGTTGGTAAAAAGAAATGTACCACTGCTTCATGTAAATCTCAAGAAAGTGTAGAGTTAAGAACAACCAATCTACAATTTAATAATGTAGATGAACTTATTGAAAAGTATTATGACCACGAAAATAAATGCTACACAGTTCCTACTAAAAGTCATGGCGAATTAGTTTTAGCTCCACCTACAATTGGTGTTATGAGAGCAATTACTGATTGGGCTAGAAAAAGAGAAGAAGAAAATAAATCATGGGATAAGTCATCTCTTACAATATTACCTTATGTGCAAAGAGAATGGCGTGGGTTTGATGAAAAACAAATATTCTCTACTATGACAGCATTTCAAGGCTGGGATGCTGGAAAATATTCAATCATATTTAGACTTGTAGAAAAAATGAAACTAGGAATCAAACCTGAGTTTGTATATCCATGTGTTTCTTGTGGCGCGGAGGTCACTGTTCCGCTTTCCTTTCCCGGTGGCATCAAATCTCTGTTCATTATTCAAGATATCTCTTCTGAACTTTTATAAGATAAGAGTATTACTTATGGAAAAACTGCATGTTCAACCTACTGAGTTGGACATGCTTCCATATTATGAATTTGAGTATACTCTTGAAATCTATAATGACATCATTAAAGAACGCAATGATGAAGAGAAGAAACAAAATCAAGATGCTGAAGAAAAGTATAACATAGCAGGTATGAAGAATAATGCCATGAATATGGGTAAAAATATGTCTGGTTATAAACAACCTTCAATGCCTAAAATAAGTATGCCTCGTTTCTAAATATATAAATAAAGATAACAGATAAAATGGATAGACAGCAAATACTTAAAGAAATTCAAGACCAAAGTAAGTCTAAATTTTCTCAATTAAGAACGCAGGCTTTACAAGAAGCCGTAAGAAATCTTTCTGCAGCTGCAGCTGCAGCAGGTGATTCAAGTAGCGGTGGTGGTAGAACACCTTCATTGGAATTTGTAGTAAATACAACAGACAATCTTGAGTTTGGCTTTAACTTTACTTCAACAGGGGAGCCAATTGCATTTACTATTAATTGGGGTGATGGTACAATTCACGAAGATTCTGGTGGTGGTGGATATTATGAAGAGAGCCATGAATATGCCGAAGTTGGTGAATATACGGTTACTGTTACCTTTGATGATCCTCTTAAAATATTGGAATTAGATTTTCCAGGAAGCAGCAATGATTACGCAGGAATATCCTCAATCACAAACCTACAGTATTTATCTAATTTACAAGATTTTAGAGCAGACAATAATCACTTGGAAAGTGTTGATCTTTCAGGCTTAACTAATCTTACATATGTAGATATTAGCGATTGTGAATTACCAGATTCAAGTACCCACTCGCTAACAAGTGTTAATCTTTCAGGTTGTACTGCCTTGGAAGAACTTCGTCTTGACGATAGCGATTTTTCAGGTGGTTTTCCTAATCTTTCTGGATTAAATAGCTTATTTTATTTTGATGCTGATCAATGCGATATAGTAGGAACCGTTGATTTATCAGGTTTACCTTCGTTGAACGGTTTTGATCTTAATGGTAATTCTCAGTTAACCAGAGTTATTATTTCAAGCTCTCAACCACTTGGTGATGGTTGGAGTATTTACATATATGGCTGCGGGTTGACTCAAACAGCAGTTGATAACATCTTAGTAGCTTTAAGTACTAATGGTGTACTTAATGGTAGCATTGATATGGAAGGCGGTACAAATGCAACCCCTTCAGCTACTGGTCTCGCGGCTAAGTCTGTGTTGGAAGG